CAATTATATCCGCACCAAAATCCCCACTCTTTTTTGTGGTACTTGTTTGATAACCTAAGTCTGAAAGTATCGCTGCAACAAATTCTTCAAACTCAAAACCTTGCATAGAATCTACTTTTTCTATGTTTGATTCTTTTAGCCGTTTAAGATATTGTTGTTTCTCCCTTTCCGCCTCCCGTTCCCTTACAAGTAACTGTCTTTGTTTTTCTTGGGCTTCGTAAATACGCTGTCGTTCATTAGATTCCTCGATTTGATATTCTTGCTTATAAGATGAAATTTGGTAGGCTCCTATACAGATAAATACAATTCCTGGCAAAATCCCCAGCAAAGGCATAAAAGATAAAATAGAGTAAAAGGCTACTGTGGATATTATGGAAAGTATAGAAAATGCAATTCCTATACCGACATACATTTTCCCTTGTTGAATATAGGTTGAATTAATGTGCTGGCGTCCTTCATGAGTTTTTGAAAGTTTTTGAAGTTCGCGTTTTGTAAAAAGAACTCGCTTCCCCATTATTTATTTTTCCATTTTTAGCTTATGTAATTCTTTTTCAAGGGCTTCAATTTTCTTTTTCTTTTGCTCTTCTTTCGTTACTTCTTTATGCTCTCGATATTCTTTAAGCGTAGAGCTGCAAAGATAGGTCATTTCATTTCGGTCAATAATTACAAGGAAAATAATGTCGATAACAGCAGACAAAAAAGAAGCAATAATAGTAATAATAGAGCGAGTGATGGTTTTTTTAAAATAAGGATCGTCATATTTTATTGCTATTTCTATATATTGAGGCAAATTAATTGAAAATGTAATACCCATATATATAAATACAACGATACCCAAGAGAAGTAAAACGTTAAGAATAATTTTCCTTACAAGTTTCTTTTTCATTAATTGTACACCTCTAACAAAATCATATCACAAAAAAAAGTAGCTGTCAATAGACAACTACTATTTTTATACAAAAATTTTCCAAGGAGATTCAAAAATATGAATCAACTCACAGTTACTATCAACGGCACCACTTACGAAAATATCGTGATTCCCTTTAAATTTGAGGAGATTCTCGATGAACAACTTGACTCCGCGACACTGACTCTATCGAGAGTCAACACGGAGGTGTTTAATCCTGACGACCCCGTGGAAGTGATTGTCAATGACGGAGAGAGTACACAAACAAAATATTATCGAATTGCGCAGGATTCCGCCTATGAAACGCCGAACGGGTCAGGATTCTATCGCCATGAACTCTTGCTTATAGAAAATACAAAAGATTTGGAAAACTATATGGTGGAAAGTCTTTGCGTTACCAATGCCGGCGGCAGAATGTATAAACAGACAACTCCTCAGACAGATGGTACTGTTGTTCATTTAGTGGGATTTCCAGGGGATTTAAAAACTCCTACACAAGCAGGGACGATGGTAGAATTATTTAATTTAGATCCAAACCAAGCTGCTCCCCCTGTTACTTATTATACGGGATTTTTATTTGTTAATTACGCTGATGGCACAAGAGAAGTAATTTCTATTGGTCAAACAGGCGTATTAAGTAAATCCCAAATAGAAATAAAAGGTGGTATAAACAGGTTTGTATATGATTACAGTATTATTTCCCATAGGATTAGTAACAATTATTCAATTCAATATAATGTTTTTGGTCAATCGAATTACTACCCGTTAAAGCCGTGGACGTTAAAAGAAGTAATAGACCGCGCGTTAGAGCTTGCGGAGCCGTTGGTATGGGATAAAGAAGCGCAAGAATACGTAAAAGAGCCGAGATTTAAATTCAGATACAAAACCAATGCGGGGTTAGGAAACGCGGAGGAACGGGCGTTGTTCGCGCAGTACTCGCCCGAATTTACGTTCACGCGGTGTACCTTGCGGGAGTTGTTACAGGAAATAGGGGGCTTCATACACGCGGAACCGAGGTTAGATCAATACAATACCGTTTATTTTGACAGATACGGAGAACAGGAGATAGCGACCTATTACGATTTCATCAAGAAGGAGCGACTTGAACTGAATCAATATAACTACACGGGAAAGACCGTTTCCTACGGCATAGAACAAGCGTGTACGCGTGTGGATTCCTACGTGGATAACTTAGTCAATCAAATCAGTATCGGAAAGGGAACGGTAGGACAGCCGTATCAGGACGGGTATCAATCCATGCGGACTGATTCTTCGTACATTCGCTTCACCGAGTCCAATATGATATTCCCGACAGTGTTTCCCGTGTTACAGCCGATCGCCTTGCGTTGGGTGGATTACAGCGGGATAGCGGGCGCGGCGCAGACGCGGTATGACATTATGCCGTATCTGTTTGAAAAGTCTATCTATGACTCGCAATTATCATCCTATACGGACGTGTACCCCGCTTCTAAGTATTACGCATTGTATTATACGCAAGGCGAAAAGAATATCGGCGGATTATTCTTTAAGGTACCTGAATGGACGGGCGGGGCAAGGGAAAATTACGCTATTGTGAATATTTTGAGAGCGGTTACGGGCAAGAACGATCTGGACGTTTCGGATTATACGAAGTTATGCTTTGAGTTAGTGTATATCCCCACGTACTCGGTGCGGGTAGGGCATAGCAAACAATATATCGGGGATTGGCTGAATTACCCAAGAAGCATAGCGCAGAATCAGTCCGCGAATATGGTGGAAACGCAGTACTACGGGGAGAATATCAAAGGTCTTGCGGAACGTTTGGGGACGATAGAAAAGACCTACACGTTCTATATGATGCACCAGTCAAATTTGCCGACGGCGGGCAAGTTATGGGACGATAGCTATTACATATCCACCGTATCTGTCGAAATTTTATCGGACAGATTCAAATGTACGATCGGGTTATCTAAGAATTTCAACCGTAAATCCAAATATATCGGAGCCAATTCCTACAAACGAATCTTTGAAGTATCGGAAAGGATGGTGCAGGAAAGACAGTCTATTTACACGGATTATCTGATAATCACTTCCCCGGATACAGTGCCTACCGCCTCTAAAAGAAACGTGTTGATGAATATGACTACGTTTGTCAATGTTCGCAATACGTTCTATCAGGCGCTAAGCAGCGACTCGTCCCGCGATCGGGTATCGGCGGTGATAATCCAAGGCGAAACGAAAAACGGAAAAGAGGTATTGCCCAAAGTGATTTTACCCGTGATAGCTTCGGCATTCGGGAATGTGATGGAGTTTTCGTGGGAATTTCAGGATAATTACTCGGCGGGAATGCGGGCAATAGAGGCAAAGAACGGCAGCGCCAGCGGTATGTTCGGGCAAGAAGTGCAATATTGCGATTATTACGGACGAATGTACTATGAAAATTTCAATCTGTATGTAATGGGATCTGTCAATGCGGCAAATCCCTTTTCTTATCCGTTGTACGTGACGGAAACAACGCCCGGAACACAATCCTATGCGGTAGCGGGGACCTATGAAAACTATCCGATAATTAAACGCAAGGACAGCCGGGAAGCGATCAAAGAAAATTATGGCATCGAATACGTGACGGATTTGGAAAATATAATCATCGGCTCGGCGTTAGCGGCGAATAATCCTATGGTGTCCGGGGTAAACGCGCAGGCTCGGGCAAAACTGGTGATTTTGCGCAACCGAATCAATAAATTTTCCCGCAAGGTAAATCTATCCACGGGTATTATTACGGGGAATGTACTGGCGGAATACGAATTGGGCGCGGGAAGCGGTGAGTTGAACATGACGATCACGTCTTCGCAGGGCGGTCCCGTATATTTAGCGAGTTTCGGCTTGGAAGCCACCGTGGCAGGAAAAGCCTGGGCATTGGTGACGCCTGTGTATTACGGAGAGCCGTACACGGTAGAGGACGAGGACGGGAACGTTTCCACCATAACGCCCGAATACGGCGGCGAACTATTGATTGGGTGCAATCAGGCTATATCCATAGGCGACGTAATAGCGAAGTTTAATATCGTGGGTTGTCACGATGTTTTTGAATATCTGAAAGAAAAGTAAGGAGATAAAAGTATGAATTTTTATGTAGACAGCGGAGGCGTGGTGTTACACGTAGACCCTGAACGGATTTTTCAAGGCTCTGCAAATGCTAACACGATACGGTTTGTAGGCGCGTTTGCTTCAAATTTATCGGTCACGACGGCGTTTAAATTGCCGAACGGGGTATGGACCGTTCCGCAGAAAATGACGTTGTCGGCGCAGTTACCGGGAGTACAGATGCCGGACGGCACACAGTTTAACACATGGGAATATAAAATTCCCGCGACAGTGACGGAAAACTATGGCGCGGTAAACGTACAATTTTTTGTGTACGGAGATACGGGCGGAACGGGCGGACAGATCGCCTCGGCTATGTCGTCATTCGAGGTGGAAAAAGGCGTGCCTATCACTTTACCCGATCCGACGGATGATTATAACACGCTCTTGACGCAGATTCTTTCGACTTTATCGCAACTGCAAGGATTTTATGATGGCTTGAATACCGAGGTGGAAGAGTTACAAACAAGCGTGAGAGGACTGCAAGGCGAAGTATCAGGGATTCAAATCGATTTGGAACAGGTACATACCGATTTAGGGAATAGGGTGGAAAAAACGACTCTGACGTATTCCCTATACGGTACGGATAAAAACGGAAACCAGGCGATCATACCCTACGGAACGACGGGCTTGGGGAATTCTATACCGCAATATACGGCGGATAGCGAAATAAGAATTCCCGCGTCGCCGACTCAATCTTATTATGCCGCAAATAAAGGTTATGTGGACAAAGGCTTACAAGAGAAATTAGATAAAACAGGCGGTGAGATTCACGGGGATTTGCTTGTCGGTGGAGAGTTGCGGGTGCTGGACGATACGATCATCATAGGAAATTTGACAGTACAGGGGACTACGATCACGGAAGACGCGGAAACGATCATGTCGAAAGCGAACGTTATTGTGACGAACTCGGAAGGCGCGCCTTTAACGCAGTTAAGCGGCATAGGAATCCGAACGAACGCCACGTTGGTTTACGGGATTATGTACGACCCCGGGGATGATACGGTGAAGCTGGGCGAGGGAACGCTGGACGCAAACAATGAATTTACGTTCAACAGCGGCGAAGGGACGGCGGTAGCAACGCGTGCGGACAGCGCTATGTGGACAAACGGGCATTTATCTATGTGGAACGCTGCCGAGTACCGATTTGTAGATAGCGGGATAGCGGCGGATAATGTGGTCACCGTAAATACCGCGCAACAGATCACGGGCGCAAAAACATTCGCGCAAGCGGTACGAGTGGGGACGGGGAATGTTTATGCGTCCTACTATACCGGCGGCGTAATCTGGCGGGATTCTAATGGAAATGACCATGCAAACATATTTCCGGCGGGTAGCGGCACGCTTGCTTTGACGAGCGATATTCCCACCGACTACGTGACGGAGAAAGAGTTTTCGAATCTTGCGCAGCAGGTGGAGGATTTGTACGCATTAGGGGAGCAGGGCGGGTTGTTCACCGTCACGACGGTAGAGGATACCTATACCGCAAGAGAAACCGCAGGCGGGAATCTGAATATCGCAGACGGAGTTTCGACGATAGTAAAGACGATTCAAGGGAGTACGGTCAAGTGCGATAATTTGATACCGTATTCGTATGCAGATACGACAAAGACAGTAAACGGTGTGACGTTCACGGATAACGGAGATGGGAGTATTACCGTGAATGGAACGGCAACAGAAAATGCGATTTTTAACTTAAAAACAATTACTGTTCAAATTGGTAGTAATTACTTTTTAAGCGGTTGTCCGTCCACAGGAAGCACCACTACTTATATTGTTTATGCGGCTGACGGAGTATATGGATATGCGGACGCAGGTGCGGGAAAATTGATAAACCCAGCGAGTACTAATTTAAGTTTATCCGTTCTCGTTTATGCAGGTGCGACGCTGAGTAATGTCGTTTTCCGTCCCATGCTTAACGCAGGCACTACGGCTCTTCCTTATCAGCCGTATTTCAAAGGCTTGAAAAACGCGTATTTCAAGGAGATTGTTAGTACGGGGAAGAATTTGTTTGACCCGTCTACATTCCCCGACGGAACGGTAAACGGGGTGACTATAACGATAGAAAATGAGGGGATACTATTAAACGGGACGGCTACACAGCGCATAACGTTATATGGGACGAAATCAGCGGTAACACTATTAAATTATTTGCGAGGGAAAACCACTTATTTTTATTTCGAAAATAATCAGAATGTAAGAATTGAACATTCGGTAACTTATTTAGACGGAACGAAAAGTTCATATCCGCGTACCGATATACCACGTTCTACTCTTCTTGATAAAACAGCGATTACGGCTGTTCCCGTATTGGTGATTGAGAACGGAGCAACATTTAATAATCAGCTATTCAAAGCCGCATTATATCAAGCCGATACGGCAACGATTTACGAGCCTTACAAGCAGTCTGTCCTTTCCCTTCCCGCACCTGTCGAAAATCCCGCATATAACACGCTGGACTTTCAGACGGGAAAGAACATTTCGCAGGGGATAACGAAAGTGTTTGATGGGACAGAAGGTTGGAGTATTTATGTTCCTTCCACTGGGAATGAAGAGGCGGGATATACAGTATTTCGACAAAACATAATTCCCCTTGGAATAAGCGGAAGTATTGAATCTATTTGCAACAAATATCCCTATAAAGCATATGGATATGCTTTATCCACATCAGGACCTTGCCAATCTTTTAGCTCAGAAGGACAAACTTTTTTTATAAAACAAAATCAATATTCGACAATTGACGAATGGAAAGCCTATCTCGCCGCACAATACGCCGCTGGTGATCCTGTAATGGTACGTTACAAAACAGCCGAGGTACAATCCGAAACCGACTTGAACGCTTCTTCTGACCGTTATATTGCCTGGAAAGGCGGAAGTGAAACCATTGTTCAGGGCGAGGTCGATAACAGCGAATACGGTGCGGAGAATACCGTTACGCAAGACTATTTCACAATTACAGGAGGAACGGCAAATGGAAATTAAATCGATTAGAAAGATAAATACGTCAGACTTAAATACTTTATCTGACGACTACACAGCCAAGGCGATCCGGCAATTACGCCGCTTAGAATGTTTCGACGTAGCAGATCGTGCGGCGTGGTACGACGCTCTGACGGACGAACAAAAGGCAGAAGTGCAAGCCTGGCGTAAAGCCTGGTTAGACGCGCCCGAAACGGGGATTATCCCGAAAAAGCCCGAGTGGATAAAATAAGGAGAAACGATGACAAATTATCAAAATGCAGAAAAATTATTAAAAGTATCTTACGAAAATATCTGGGTGCTGCACCATAATATCATTTCCAAGAATTTCCCTCCCGATCATGAGAACATGGAAAAATACTATGAATTGGCGTTAGACTGCGCGGACAGTATTATTGAAAACGGTATCTCCATAGGAATCCCGGAAGTATCTATTGCGGAAGCGTTGGAAGACGTCGAAGCGTTGCCGATTCGTAAATATCCCAAAGTAGAAGCTTATCAACTCGTGCAGGAAATTTTCAATGAGATTATTGTTTTACTGGACGCGGCAAAAAAAGAAGAGGAAGTCCCCGACTATGTACGAAACTTAATCGAGGAATGGCAGCAAAAATTCGATCTGGAAGCGAATTACAAGATCGCGCACCTCTTAGCGGCAGAACAAGCTACGGAGGGCAGAGAATGAAAGTATATTTAAAATACCGCGGGATAGGCAGGTATTCGGAGCCTGCCTTTTGTATTGCCGACAATGCGTTGGAACTTGATTTTGAGGGCATTAAGGGCTTGTCTGGGGAGTTTGTTTTGCTGTATCGAATAAACTTCCAAGCGGAGAAGAAAATCACGCTACGGGCTTGTAAAACGACGATACCGCTTGAAGAATTAAAAGCGGGGCAGTTCGACGGAAAGGTAATTCATTGTGTGCGCGGAATCAAGGTGTCTGAGTACGATATAGAGCCGTTGGTGTTAAAAGACATCGACGGCAAATTTTTTGCCCACGGTATGCTGACGGATATAGAAAATACCGTTGCGGGCTTGGTGAAAACCACGCGGGCGCAAGAGAAAAGGATTAACGAATTGGAAACCGCTTTGGCAGAGGAAATCAAAGCCAAAGAGGAAGTCCTGGCAAAAATGAAAGCGTATGCCGATAACGGCGCGGAAGTAACATTTTAATAAAAGGAGCAAAATCAAAATGACTAAAATTAATTTCAGAATTCAACGCAACAACAATCTTAACGAAATCTTTGTAGAAGATTTGGCGGGACCCGGTAACGGAAGACATAATTATGAGATACACCGCGCAGATACAGGAGAAACATTACTCAATCTTCAATTCCAAAACGGCGCGAGAAAAGAGGAAAATTCTATTGCCGGAGTTTTAGACAACGACCTTTTGGAGATTGTACGTCACCGCTTGCAGTGTTTTCAGCAGGGCGAATATAAAACCCGCGAGAATGCCTGCGCACTTACGCACATTGAGGAAGCCCTTATGTGGATGTCAAAGCGTGCAGATGACAGAGCGGAGCGCGGCGTGCTGGGGACGATGAATAAGTAAGGAGGAGGAAGAAAGATGAAAAGAAAAAGAGTATGGAACGTGTTGATCGTGGCGGTGTTGATTGCCTTTCTGGGCGTTTGCCTGGGCTTAATCTTCGGGTTTCGTTCGGCGGAGGTCATGACAGCACACGCGGAGGAAACGTCTATTGAAAGCCCGCAGGACAGCGTAGAATCGCCTGCAAGCGACGATAATTCCGCAGGCGGGGAAACACCCAAGGAGGACATAGGCTTCGATTTAGACGCGTTTTTGGAATGGGTGCAAAAGTACGCGGATGAGGCGGGAATCGGGGACGAATACGCAAAGGCGGTCGAAGCGATTAAAGCCGCCGCTTCCGAAAAGCAAGTGACGATTTCCACCGTCGCCTCTGTCGCGCAACTCGTCGTGTTCCTCGTCTATCTGATTTACACGAATGTCAAAAACGGGAAACTCAAAAAGCAGTTGAAAGAGGTATCGGAGAAGTTGGATTTACAGTTGAAAGGCACGAACGGACTGATCGACGAATCGAACGCGAACGGGGAAACGGGACAGTCTACAAAACAGGAAGTGGAAGCGCTGACAAAGGCGGTATCGCACCTTTTAACAGGATTCACGGTCTTGACCGATCGGTTTAATATCGGAGCGGAGAGCAAAGAAGCGGTGAAGCGTGAATTTAACCGTGCGGCGCGGGAGATAGACAGCGCCGACAAGGAGAAAGCCGATGAAGAAGATAAAGCACTCTAAGGAGTGGTACTATAACGCAAGACTGATCGCGTATTGGGTGGGCATGGCGCTTTGCGTCGTGCCTACCTTGATAGCGGGTTTGCTGAAATTGCCCGTAATAGCGGTAAAGGACGCGGACAGTACGCTGTCCGGGGTGTTCGTGGTATGCGTGGTGTGCGCGGCTCTGCCGCTTTATAAGGCGTTGCTGAAAGTTATAAAGAGTCCGAACGCGGCGGTGATTTGCTGGGTGCTGTTCGCACTTATGGCGCTTGTCAATTCCATGGAGAAATCCACGATAGAGGGCTTGACGGTGGTATTTCTGTGGGCGTCTATCGGAAATACGCTCGGGGCAATCTGCTTTAAGCTTTCGAAGGAGTTTGAGGAGCTGTGGCGGCACTGCGGGCAGGTGGAGATTGTAAACGAACAGCTGGGGGAAGATAAAAGATGATGCGAAGATTAGAAGAAGAAAAGAAAGAAGCGGTCCCTTTCATTTATGCGCCAAGGGTGAAAGAGAAAAAGGAAAATTCATTTGTAGATGGTTTACTGACAGTCATTGACATTATTATCTTTACCGCGTTAATAGCCTCTTATCTGATTGTATTCGATATGTCGGGAAGTTTCAGTATCAAGGAAATCACGTTTAATACATTGTGGTTTGCGGCGGGTACGGTATCCGTGGGAATGCTGACGAAGAAGATTGCCCGAAACAAGGGACGGAGTACTCAGGAATACACCGAAGCAGATAAAAAAGCCAATGAAGCGCTTAAAAAACTTGGCGATTCGGAGTATGCGGGACAAGTGCCGAGATATTGCGAGAATTACACAGAAAGGGTAATAAAGCGTACGCGAACGCAATATTTGAGCGTTGTGGGATTGACGGTTCAAGACTATACGGAACGTTTTATCGGTCTTGAAAATCGAGAGCTGCGGGGGCTAATAAAAAACGGGGAAATAAATCGAAAGCAATATAAAGCCATTCGAAAATGCGATAAAGTCAATATAAAGCCTTACGACCCGAATTTTATTCTTTCCTTCAAGAGCGAGATCGACTGCGGCAAATCTCCGTCGGAGATGTATAACACGGAACGGGAAGATAAATTGGATACGGCGAAATCGATATTAACCACCCTTGTTTCGTCGGTATTCGTGTGTTCCTTGGTGTCGGACGTAGTGCTGAATCTGTCCAAGGAAGTGATAGTAGCGGCAGTGATTAAGATAATCACAATGTTGATTTATATCGCATTTAAAACCTCGTTTGGGTGGAATATCTCACGGAAAGAAATCAAAAGAAACGAGTTGAGGGCTTCCGAAGCCGAAGCGTGCGAGAAATGGTGCAGGGAGAATCCGCCTAAGGTCACCGAAGAAGCGGAGGAGGCAAAATGATACTTGGAATGATTGTCTGCGTGATACTTCTTTTCAGCGGAGATTATCAGGATTGATTTTTTTGCACTCAACTGCAAAAATCGCTTGTCAAACAAAATTCTAAATGCTATAATAATAACGTTAAACACATGAAGAGAGGGAAAAGAGAGTCGGGCTTTTATAAGCTCGGCTCTCTTTCACGAAAAAAGCGGCTTCATAGAACCGCAAGAAAAGGCTTTTTATGGCACATATTGTGGCACAAAAATAAAAAAAAGTAAGTAAAAGTATGTCAAATTGGGAGTAAAAAGTGTTGTTTGGGGTGATTTTAAGCATAAAATAGACTTTTTCTCGACTCCCTTTCTCTGCGCCAGCATAAAAAAGTACTATATATTGTGGATATATTTAACAGTAAACCACAATATATAGTGCTTTTTCTTTTTATGGCACATTTATGGAACGAATCTGTTTAGAGGAGAGTGCGTTGTTGAGGGCATCTACGGCGACGCTTTCACCGTCCGAATAGCAATGAGAGTATCTTTCCAAGGTCATTTTTACAGTACTATGACCCAAGCGTTTTGATATAACAGTAATAGGAACATTCAGATGTATCAACATGGAAGCGTGTGAATGACGTAAATCATGTATTCGTATACGCTTGACTTCTGCTTGTTTAATATATCGTTCGAAAGCGTGTTGATAATTCCTTTGCGGAATAGGAGAATCCCCGCCGAAAAAGAATGCGTCTGATAATCCGTTCGCTTTTTTATAACTAAGGTATTGGCTAATTTGATCGGTCATAATATCAGGAAGAATCACCGTACGATTGGAAGTAACCGTTTTAGGCGAAGTTATAAGGTAGGGAGAGGTCGGATTTCCCGTTTTACGTGTAACGCCTTTCGAGATATTAAAACAGTAGTTTTCATTTTGCCTTACAACATCTTTATCCGATAAAGCAAGAATCTCTCCAACTCGACAGCCTGAATAGAATAAGCTCATAAAAAATGTTTGCCAAGTCAGATCCGTTACTACGTTGATAAACTTTTGAAATTCATCTATCTCCCAAAACTCCATCTCTTTTTTCATTTCTTTTCGTTTTGGTTTGCGCAGCATTTTATAAACGTTCAGAATATCGTAAGTTTCTTCACAATAGTTGAGAAACGCCATAAGAGTGGATCGGATTTTCGTAAGATACTTTTGTGCGTAAGGTTCTCCCGATTTTGGATTCTTGGCTGCCCACAACTCCGTTTGCCATTCGGCATAATCCGACTTTTTCAAAGAAGGAATGGATTTGCCTTGAAAATAGGGCGTAATGTATTTATCTAAAATCCAACATAAATCATAATAGGAGGAAACGGCAAGCTCTGTTTCCATCTTTTTTTTGTATATGACGATAAGTTCGTCATAACAATACTTTGTATCTTTTGAAAGCTTGAAAACAGGTGGAGTATAGGTTTTCATGAATTCCATATACGCCTGCTCTGCCGCCCGTTTATTCGGATATCCGCAAAGCCGTTTTTGAACTTCTACGCCCGTATCGTTTATTATGCGGAATCGTACATCTATGACGGTTCCGTTTTTCGTTTGTCGTTTTGCATAGCTCGGCATTATAATAATCCTTTGTGTTGATAACACTCCACCGCATTATGTAACGTATCAATATCTACGTCTAACAGCTCCGCGATTTCATTATCGTTGGAGCTTTTTTTTATTGCCTCTTGTAGCTCGGCAAAGGGGACTTGTAATATGTATGAAGCCTCCTGCGCCTTGTGTTCGGCTTTGGCAATATTACAGCGTTTAAGAGGCTCTGCGCAGTATTGGAACGGGTAAAAGGCTTTTGTCGTGCAGTGTCCGAGCTCCTCTGCGTATATTCGTTTTCTTTCGCGTTCGGTTTCGATTTGAACGGTATCGATAATAATTGCCGCTTGTTTATTCTCGCAAATAGAAAAGGCTTTTTTGCTATTCAGACGGTCAAAGAAAGTGATAATGTCTTTACTTTCCGCAATAGAAGTAAGTGCTTCAAATGTCATATAGTCCCCCGAAAGTCTTACATGGACTTATTACATGATTTTTGTATAAAGATTATAGCATAATAAATATGACAAACGTATGCCGCTTTTAGAAAATTCTTTAATTATTTTTTACTTCTATTTTTTGTCCTAAGCAATTCAATATACTCAATTACTTTATCGACATCTTCCTGCGTCAAATCGTCCGCGCCGCCATGGAATGCGACAAGCACGTCTTTGTATTTATCGGGAATATGAATTTGGGGGTTTTCTTCTCGTTCGGGGTCAGCATCTCGGCCAAGGAGATAATCAACGGTTACTCCGAAATAGTCGGCAATTTTGGAAAGAGTTTCTAAATCAGGTTCTCTTTTTCCTGTTTCGTATAAACCGTATGCTTGTCTTGAAACGCCTACTGCCTCAGCTACTGTTTGCTGCAATACGTTTCTTTCTTTTCTTAATTCACACAATCTTTCCATTTCTGCACCTCATTATCTCTATTATAAAAAAAACTAAAAAAAAATGCAACAAATTGAAGCAAAACACTTGACAAGCGACAAATCGTAGAGTATAATAAAGACGTAAAGCGACAAAATGAAGCGTTATTAAAAATTCCGTGCTACAATATGTATATAATAAAGAAACGTAGCACGGAATGCTTGACAGGTCAAGCATTGAAAATCTTATAGGAGGTAAAAGGAATGGATTTCAAAGAGCTGTTAAAAAGCAAAGATTTGCACGGAGCGCAACTGGCGCGGCGGCTCGGTTATAACCGAACAATTGTTTCGGCTTGGGTAAAAGGGAGATCGAAACCAGGGATTGACGTTGTACCCAAAATCGCGGAAATTCTCGATGTAAGCGTTGCGGAAGTCGTAGCTTGCTTTACGGATAACAAGGAGGGCTGACAATGGGACGGAAAGCAGGAGGAAAAAACTTCGGGAATTTTACCGAGGCTTCCACGGCTACGACGGTTGAACAGGAACTTTCAGCAGGTATGGTAAATCCCGAAGAAAAGAAAATGCTATCGGAAATTTTCACTTGTATTCATAAGGATTTCATTTCTATAAAAGACTTTATGGAGTTTTCGGGATTGAGCTATACCGCCTGTGCAGAAATCGTCAGAGAGATTAAAGCTGTATCGGATACCTTCAAGATAAGCGGCTATATTCATCGAACTGACTATTACGCTTATCTGTCGCGTAAATTCGCAGGATAAACCAAGCTTGCGGAAGTGTTAGGAGTAACGACGGACGAAGTAATCGCTTGCTTTGTGGAGCAATAAAAAATCCCCGGAGAGGGGAAGGAGAAATTATGAACGTAGAAACAACCATAAAAACGATAGAGCATTTGTATCAGGCATATATCGTTGCAAATGCAAATAAAAAAGTTCCTATATTGAAACTTTTAGAGGAATCAATAGAGGAACTGGTTACGAACATAGCTTTGTTAAAATAATGTTACACTAAAGCAAAATTTTTTATCTGAAATTCGGCGATAGTAGTTTCATAAGGAATAGATTTTGAATTATCAATGTATTCCTCGTTACGTGTAGCGAAAGTATCAGGAACAATCACAAGAATACGCCTTGAATTGTCGTACATAAATCTATTCGCCAAAATTTCTTTTACGTCTTTCACTTTTCCGAAGAACTGAATTAAGTGTTTGTCACTATCGATAATTTTTGCTTTTATCTTTATTACATTTGTAAGATCACATAAAGCAAAAAGCTGAAAATCAGAACAAGACTTTTCAAAATTAGCTCTCGGTTTATTGAAAACTCCATCCAAGAAAGCCATAACGTTTTCCCTCCTTTGTGATATTATTGGAAATAAATTCCAACATAATTAATATAAACGGAAGGAAAGCACGTTAAACAATAAACGAACAAAAGTTTAAGGGAAGGACATGAAAAAACGAACGAAATTTCAAGAGCTGTTAAAAGTTCGAGGAATAACAGCATACAAGCTATCAAAAATACTTGGTTATAAAGACCATGCCGTCTATCAATGGATTTACGGAAAGGGAGAGCCAAATGCAACAACTATGTTGAAACTCACAAAACTTTTGGATGTTTCGGCACAAGAAATACTTGAAATGTTTGCAGATAACTAAAAAAGCAGGCGGGAAGCCTGCGGGGAGAAAGGTATGAAAAATTATTCCAGCAAAAGAGAATCTATTAAGGATTGTATTAAGTATTATAACTCTCATACAGAAGAATTTTATTCCCTGATAAAGAAGTACGACAAGGAAACGTTGTGCCGTGTGTACTTTGACCTTAATTCGCATGAATGGGATGAAAACATTTTGGGGAAATTCAAAGGCTACATATTTGCGACGGCTTTATTTTTTGCAATCCAAAGCAGTGTAGGGAAATATGAACTCGATAAATATTGGCATTTGGTAGTTCACAAAGACGATACAAGCGGAAAATTTTGTAAAACGGAAGAAGAGTATGATAGATATTGTTTTATTGAGCTGGTAAATGAAAACGGAAGGAGAGAAAATCCTATATATAATCCTCTATTTTGGTAAAGGTATCAGGAGTAAACAAATGAACAAGTTAAAAGCCCGCAGAGAGGCATTAAACCTCACGCAGAAACAAGTAGCCGAACGGATAGGGATTGCCGAGAGTGCATATCAAAGATATGAAAATACATCTCGGCTTCCGAATATCAAAGTCGGGATAAAGATTGCAAAAGCCCTTGAAACGACGTCAGAAGCGCTGTACGACGATTAATCGTCAATATCGAAAAGTTCCTCAACCGTTGTGTTTAAGGCACGTGCAAGGCGAATTGCAATGTCAACGCCTGGCGTTCGTAAGCCACGTTCGTATCGTTGGATAAGTGTATAACTTGTCAATTCCGCTTTTTCAGCAAGTTGAGGTTGAGTAAGATTTTGTTTTTTTCTAAATTCTGCAATTTTGTTTTTCATAAATTTTTTTCTCCCAAATGCTTGACAAGACCAAAAAGTAGTGATATAATACTATCAAAGAACGACCAAAAAGTAGTGTAATTATAATAAAATAAAAACACATTTAATTATACTACAAAAAGGTTGTGAAAGTCAAGCGGAGGTGTAAAAAATGGGAAAGACGGCAGAAGAGCGAATGAAGGGAAGATTGACAAAGTCAATCGGGAGTAAGTTATGCGAGCAAGGGTGGTATTGGCAGGGCGTACAGTTTACGACGTTCGGGTGGCTGGGAGTAAGCGGAACGGAAGCGTTTGTAAGATTTTCGGCAAAACCGCATACTCTGACGGTCAATATTGAGATGGAGGAGAGATACGGAATAGCGGATAAAGAAAAAACGTTTACAAGCGAAAATGCGCTGGGAGAAGCGGTAGAGTGGACTGCGGAAATGCTAATTGACTTATATAAGACGATAGAGGAAAGGACGACGCCGTATCGGCAAGGACATGAAGACTATTTAAGAGCCGTGAAGGGCGCGTAAGGAGGCGTTGAAATGTTACATAACGACAATTTGGAAAATGGAATGATTAAGTTTTGGGAGAAAGTAGAGGACGAGGAAACAGGGGAAATGTGGGAAAGAGAAGTGCCCGCGTGTCACTGCTCGGAATGTAATAGGTCGATTTATAAAGACGATAACTGCTATGTGTTCCCGAAGATGTTTAACAAGGCGCCGTATATCCTTTGTGAGGACTGTATCGACAGTTATGCGGCATACGGAAAGGAAGCGGCGGAAGCGTTGACGAAAGCGTCGCGGGAGGCGCGGGAAGCGGTATGACAAAAGCATACGAAAAGAAGCACCCATTTATATCGGAAATGCGAAAAATGCTTGTAGAGGTGTTAAACGAATATCCGAACATGACGTTAAACGGATTTGTGAAATACTTTGACGGATTAGTCCTGCAAGACGAGTTGGAAGAAATCCGAAAAGCGGAAGCGGAGCAAATACGGAGGCTTACAGAAATATGACGTTATACGAAATCGACGCGGGGATCGCGGAGTGTATCGACGAAGAAACGGGCGAAATCCTTGACTATGAGAAGCTGGACGGGCTGCAAATGGAGCGGGAGAAGAAGATAGAAAATATCGTGTGGCTGATCGAGAATACGGAGAACGAGATAGAAGGCTTGAAAAGGCAGGAAGAAATGTTCAAGGCGCGAAGGAAAGAGTCGGAGAAGAAGCAGGAAAGCCTGAAAGGGTATCTTACCCACGCGTTGAAGGGAGAGAAGTTTGAAACAGTAAAAGCGAAAGTGAGTTTCCGAAAGAGCGAAGCCGTAATCGTAGAGAACGAAGCAAAAATTCCCAAAGAGTATTGGATAGAAAAGGTAACGGAGGGGATAGATTTAACAGCCGTAAAGAACGCGTTAAAAGCGGGCAAGAGCGTGGAAGGCGCAAGGATAGAGGAAAGACTTAACCCGCAGATAAACAGCGTCAGGAGGGCGTAAGAATGACAATCTATGAAAAGCTGTCGGCGATACAGTCGGAACTGAAAGCGCCGAAAAGTCAATACAATTCTTTCGGGAAGTACAACTATCGGAATTGTGAGGATATATTGGAGGCGGTGAAGCCGTTATGTGCCAAGTACAAGGCAGTAAGCGTGATGGGTGACGAGGTAATCCAAATCGGAGAAAGATATTACATAAAGTCCACCGCGCGGCTGATAGACCTTGAAAGCGACGGAGTGGTAGAAAATACGGCATACGCACGGGAAGAAGCGGAAAAGAAGGGAATGGACGGAAGTCAAGTGACGGGTGCGAGCTCGTCATACGCGCGGAAATATGCCTTGAACGGGCTGTTTGCAATAGACGATACGAAAGACAGCGATACGACAAATAACGGGGGCAGGGAAAGGACGAAAGCGGAAAAGAAGGCGCAACCTGTAAAGAAAACTGATGAGTTCAAGCCATTGACGAAAAGCGAGCTGGTGCAGGTGTACGGGGTAAGCAATGCCGAAGCGACGATAGCGTGGTTTGAAAAGAAATTCGGGATAGCATTTCAGGCTTGGGATAAAGACGCAACGGAAGCAGCGCGTGCGAAATTGGCGGAACAGAAAGAGAACCGAGAACGAGAAAAGGCTGGAAAGCGGAAGCGGACGGAGTAGAATCTCCGTTCCCGACGACGGATTGAGGAGAGAAGCGAAGAAATGCGAGAAAGTTTTATTTTTTATAAGTCCTACGCCGATCAACTGCGCAAGTTGCCCGACGAACAGTTTGCGACGATTATGAAAGCGATCTTCGATTATGCGCTTGAAGGCGCAGAAGGGGAACTCGGAGTGATAGAAAGCGTAATCTTCGGATTGATAAAACCCCAGCTTGACGCGAATAACGTCCGTTACGAAAACGGTAAAAAAGGCGGAAGACCGAAAACCGAAACGGAAGCGAAAGGAAATCAAACCGAAACCAACAATAAACCAAACGAAAACCAAAGCATAACCGAAACGGAAGCAACCGAAACCACCTCGAAACCTAATGTAAATGTAAATGTAAATGAAAAAGAAAAAGAGTACTTACGTACTCAAAAAGAAAAAAGCGACGAAGGCAGGGAAACATCCCCATTATCAGCCGAAGAAAGTAGCTTAAGCGAAAACGCAGGGAAAAAGCGGAAAGAATTTATACCGCCGACGTTAGAGGAAGTCACGGCATATGCGGAAGAGAGAGGACGGGTAGATTTGGCGAAAAAGTTTTTCGACTACTTCGAGGCGGGAAATTGGTACGACAGCGAAGGGAAGCCCGTCAAAGTGTGGAAGCAGAAGTTTATCACATGGGAAACGCAGCGACCGTATTCTGAAACAGTCCCGAAGAGCGAAAGCAGACGACCGATAAAAAATATTTTGTGAGGCGAACATGGGGTTTCGTACATACAACGACATAGAGGATTTCAGAATCGACGAGAGCCAATACTTGAAAACAGGGATAGAAAAGCTGGATAAAGCGATTTTGGGATTGGGTTTGGGGCAACTCGTAATCGTGACGGGAACGAGAGCGGGCGGGAAGACTACACTTACAGGACAGCTGACGTGCAACTTTATCGACAAGGGCTATTCGGGGTTGATCTGCTCTTTCGAAATGGCAAACCCGCGGCTGAAAAATTGGCTGACATTGCAAGCGTTAGGACCTGAACATTTGACGGGATATACGACCTCGACGGGAAAAGAGTTGTTTTTCCCAAGGACGAAAGAAGTCAAGAGAAGAGTTGACGATTGGATCTCCGCGAAGCTGAAAGTATACGATAACGCGAACTTCGACGCGGAAAAAATCTGTGCGGACATAAGCGAAGAGGTTAAGAAAAATCCGAAGATTAAGTTTGTAATCCTGGATAACCTGATGAAGATCGAGCTGGACGGAATGAGGGACAGTAAGTGGGAATCCCAAAGCCAGATCGTCAAAAAGCTTCAACATTACGCGCAAAGAAAAAATATCTGTATCATCTTGGTAGCGCATCCGAATAAGGTTAAAACGTTGCCGCGAATCGAGGACGTAGGCGGGAGCGGAGATATTATCAATACGGCGGACACGGTGCTGTTGGTACACCGAGTGACGGAAGATTTCAAAATCCGTGCGGGTGAGTACTTCGGCTGGAAAGAAGGGCACCCCGCGCTGGAATATTCAAATATTATCGAGATAGCAAAAGACCGAGAGTTCGGAGATGACGACAGTATGGTAGGCGTATATTTCGATCCGAAGTCCAAGCGATTTTTGAATTATCCCGGCGAGAATATCCGCTACGGCTGGGACGTGAGTCCGACGCAGGAGCATATCAGAATCGGAAAAGTGACGTTGACGGAGTTATCGGAGGATGTGGAAACACCGTTTTAAAGGGGGCGCTTATGAAAGAATACAGCGTAAAAGACGTGAGTGCCGCGATAGAACGTGAAATCCGCAAGAACGACGGAATCTATTTCAGTTATGCCTGGCGGGAAAAGCTGGGGGAGTTTCTGGAAGAGGAGAGCCGTTATGCGAAGTTGGTGAACTGGCTGAACGAACAGCTTGAACTTTACGGGGGAACGATAAATACATTCAGTCCCGCGGATTGGTCGGAAGAGTTCGAGGAGAGCTATTTGAAGCAGATTCAGGACTGCGCGGTGATGATACACGCAAGGGATTTGTTGCTCGACAGCCGCTGTTCGGGGCAAATGCGGGAGAAGATAGAGAAATGGCTGTGCCGGCATTTCGGAGTGCGATACAGCGAAGAGTTCGGGGATTATATTTAGAGGAGGCCATAGGCATGAAGAAAGGCGATAAATTTTATCAAATAGTACAACCGTTAAGACCGTTTATTTTAAGCGGTGAAAGGGTCGGATTAGAGGAGGGCGAATATGTGCCGATTGACGGAAAACAACGGAAAATCGGTGAATGGTATCCCGAAGAACATATTGCCGAGGAAATTTACCCCGAAGAAAACGTGGTAATGGACGACGAATACGCGGAGTTTAAAATCGACGACGTGATATGGGACTATGCCGAAGCAGAGAAATACGCCGCGAAACTGAATGCAGAGGAGGCGCGTGATGGGCGAAATAATAAAGCAGTTAAGGGAATTGTATGAAGAATTCCGAGAGAAAGCCCGAACTGGAAAAGGAGAACTGAAAAAGCTTAACGAAGGCTATGCGGCGGGAATCAATCGAGCGATAGCGGAGATCAAGAAAATCGAAAAGCAGAGGGAGGGACAAACATGAGCGCAAGATACTGTAAACGAGAGGGTTGTTCGGCAAATGACGGAACGCCGTGCACATCGGCGAGCGTATGCGCTTATTGGGAGTGGGATATAGCCCGCGAGAAGGGAGATAAGCCGCAAGAATCACCCCTGACTCCGAAAGAGGACGAAGAGCAGAAAGAGTTTGCGGCGTGGCTGGATGAAAAAGGGCTGTTATGGTATCACACGCCGAACGAGCGAAGAGCAAGCGTGTCGGAGCTTATAAATTTAACGGCGCAGGGCATGAAAAAGGGCGTACCGGACAATTTTATAGCCGAACCGAGAGGAAAGTACCACGGGCTGTATATCGAGCTGAAACGGTCAAAGAAAAGCTTGTCGAGGAAGTCACCAGAACAAAGGGAATGGATAGAAAGCTTGAACGAGAAAGGCTACAAAGCGGTGTTTTGCTATGGGGCAGAGGAAGCGAAACGAGCGGTGCTGGAATATTTAGAGGGATAGTAGAAATGAAACACCTGGGGGATATAACGAAAATAAGCGGCTACGAAGCCCCGCTGGTGGACGTAATAATCGGCGGGAGTCCGTGTCAGGATCTGTCGGTAGCAGGGAAACGCGCGGGATTAAACGGTGTGCGCAGCGGACTGTTTATGGACCAGATACGGATAATCAAGGAAATGCGGGAGGCGAGCGAGAAAAGTGGAGCAGCTGAAATTAGACCTCGATATATGGTATGGGAAAACGTGCCCGGCGCGTTCAGTTCAAACGACGGAGATGATTTCCGCGTCGTGTTGGAAGAAACGGCAAGAATTGCGGATAAAGGAGCCGTTATTCCTCGACCTGCGAACGGGAAGTGGCGGACTTGCGGGTTTATCATGGGAGATGGGTGGAGCGTTGCTTGGCGAGTACTCGACGCACAGTTTTGGGGAGTGCCCCAGCGTCGCCGTAGAATCGCGCTTGTCGCAGATTTTGGAGGAGAATCCGCACCCGAAATATTATTTGTCCGAAAGAGCGTGCAAGGGCGTGTTGCGGAGAGCGGAAAAGCGCGGGAAAGAGCTGCCGCCGATACTGAAAGAAGCGTTGGAAAGGCAATCGGGTTTAACTACTTAATGAGCAGTAAGGCGGGAAGCGTGGGCGCGGTGTGTTATGCGGTAGGAAACGGGCAAGCAGACCAAACGGGGTTACATAAGGTCGCAGGTGCGCTAAACTGTATGCACGACCAGCAAGCCGTAATGAACGCATACGGAGTGAGACGGTTGACGCCGCTGGAATGTGAAAGGTTGCAGGGATTCCCAGACAGTTGGACGGATATAGGAGAATGGACAGACGACGCGGGAAAGGTACATAAAACGAGCGATGCGGCGCGGTATAAGGCACTGGGTAATTCGATAGCACTGCCGCCGTGGCGGTGGGTAATAAAACGGCTTTGCGCGTGTTACGAAAGAAACGCGACAATGGCAAGTCTATTTGACGGAATCGGAGGTTTTCCGCTGATCTGGGAAGAACTCAACGGGAAAGGAAGTTGTCTTTGGGCAAGCGAAATTGAGGAGTTCCCGATAGCAGTTACGAAATATCATTTTTGGAATACATAAAAGGAGCGGAGAATAAGGTATGCCTTTATTAAACTATACTACGAAAGTAGATATATTCACGACATTAGGACAGATACAAGGAATGTTGGTAAAACACGGTGCGCGTCAGATTATGCAGGACTATGATGACGAAGGGCGCGTTGCCGCCGTATCGTTCACGATACCTACGCCGATAGGGGTGCAAGCAATTCGTTTGCCCGCGAATGTGGGAGCAGTCCAGCGCGTTTTATTAAAACAGAAAGTGAAGTGTGACTATGAGCAGTCCGAGCGGGTAGCATGGCGAATAGTCAAGGATTGGGTAGAGGCGCAAATGGCAATCTTGGAGTCCGAAATGGTGACAATGGACGAAATCTTCCTGCCGTATATGTTAAACCGAAACGGGGATACAGTCTATAAACTCTTTACGAATAAAGCGTTATTACTGAACGGGGGGCAAGAGTAAAAGGCTATGAAAGTATGTTTTGAAAATATAGGATATTCTAATGCGTGTTTTAGGGCGGAATGTAAAGGCGAATTGACGTATGAATGGCTTTATAGACAAGTGAAACCGTATTGTAAATCCCGTAATTTAAATTTTAGATATGACGAAGAAACAGGATTGGGAATTATTATTGGGGGACTGAGAATAATCGGAGGATTTAGGATAGAGAAATGAAAGCGATATTAAAACCAGTAAGTCCTAAGCTGTGCGAAAAAGTTATAAGCGGGGAATGTACGTTGCTTTTAAGCAAGATAAAACCGAAGTTAGATCCACCGTTTAAGGAATATATTTACTGCACGAAAGGAAACAGAGAAGCTCTTTGGTATTGGAAAGGGGAATGGTATTATGACATACGATTCCCCGAGGAAAGACCAAATAGGGCTAATAGCAAAGTCATCGGGGAGTTCGTGTGCGACAGGATGTATGGCGTTGCTATCACGGGGGTATTTGAGAATGGGGAGCAATTACCGATTGACATTCTTAAACAATCTTGTCTTACAGTGAGCGAATTTCATAATTATGTAGGCATAAAGAACTGCTACGGCTGGCATATATCCGAGTTGAAAATCTACGACAAGCCGAAAGAGTTGAGGGAGTTTATATCAACGGTAAGGTGTAAAAAATTTGAAGATTACATGGTGGATTGCGATTATAATTGCAGAAGTTATCATGCGTATAGCTATCTAACGGCTTGCGGAATGGAAGACGAAAGTGAGTGTATGAGCAAGGGACATAAGCCTATTACCCGCGCCCCGCAAGGTTGGTGTTACGTGGAAGAATTGGAGGAATTATGAACAAGGAAGAGCAGATCAAAGAAATGGCGAGAGCCTTATGCGGATATAGTTATAACGCGGAAACAGGATATTGCAATAAATCTGACGAAGAATGCGATTTTATGTGCCCCCCTTATTTGAAATCAAAACGTATATATTCGTTAGGCTACGGAGATACAAAGCAAGCGGTGAAAGAGTTTGCGGAGAAGCTGAAAGAAAAGTTTATCCGCTTGGAAAAAAGATATGGTGACGAAGCGGACCGTGACGAAAATGCTATTCCTAATTTGCAATTTGAATTTTACAAACCTGCATTAGAGCGTGACGGGGCGTTTGCAAACGGACAAGCGACAATGGCAAACAAAGCACTCTATATTGTAGACGAACTCTTGAAAGAGGTGTGCGGTGAATAAACGAGAAGCGGCGATTATATCAGCTTATACGGGTATTTTAATCGGGAACTTTGCAGATATGCACAAATACATTGAGGAAAAACTGGGCAGATCCGTTTGGACTCATGAATTAGCCGATAAAATTACATGGGAAGAAATCAAGCAAAAATCCAAGGAAGATTTTATCAATATCGAGGTGTGTGATGACTAAGGAATTTATAGAAAAGATACAGCAGGCGCAAGTCGAGGCTATCAAAAAGGGAATAAAGGCGAATACCGTGCTTATAAATGACAAAATCGGTTATGTAAAACCTTTTCTGCTTGGGAGAAACAGTATTTTTCCACCAATGATATGTGGATTAGAGGTACAAATCACGGACGAATTGCCTGAATGTTATGACTTTTTAATTTGCGAAAATCCTGTTACGGAAAGGGAGAGGTTGATATCTGATGCTTGTAAGGAAACTGCGCGGGAGTGCTTAAAAATCCTGCATAGTATCGGCGGGTGCGGTGCGACGGAGGATTATAGCCGAGGCTGGGACAACGCGATAAACGAAGCATATAAGGAGATATCCGACAAATACGGAGTGACGGCGTTTGAGGAGGAGGACGAAAATGAAAACGTGTAAAAACATAACGAAAGAAAATCCCGTTGACGAATTTATCTGCTCAGAATGCGGGTTTATGACGGAGGACTTTTCCCGAATTGAAATTGATGAAGATTTTGAGGAAGGTATTTATTACGAAGAAAGAAACCATCACGAATTTGAAATAAAATACTGCCCGAATTGTGGAAAAAAGGTGGTAAAGGAATGAGCGAATATAAGAGATTGACTGAAAGGTATATTGACGAAATCGAAGTAAAAGCGTGTATGACTTGCGAAACACCGACCTGCGACGGTTGTGGAATGAAAAAGGAAATTCTGAATCGTCTTGCAGAGTTAGAAACCAAGATCGAAGCTGGGAAGCTGGTAGAGTTGCCGTGTAAGGTAGGCGATATTGTGTATCGAGTAAGGGCATATCATAAGAAAAAATATGAAATTATAGAAAGAATATGCTTTTCAATAACCTATCGAGGAAATAATAGTTGGGAAATATTTTCTACTACTGACGATATGTTGGGTGTTTCGGTATTCCTCACCCGCGAAGCCGCAGAAGCACGGTTGAAAGAATTGGAGGGAAAAGGGAAATGAAATACAAAAAGTTGCTGTTGGTTGAAGACGGAAGCGTTGATTTGGAGAAAATAACAGAGGATCTGAAAGAGGAGCCTATCTACATACTCCTCTATCGTCAAGGAGCGAGAATACCCGAGGTGATAGATTTGACGGAAGATTATAAGGAGATAGAACAATGCCGAGATACAATGTAGAAGCGGACGGGAAATGGGCGTGTTTTTCGTCTATTACTGACAGTTTCGTTACAAAGTTTGTTGATAAAACTGAATACGAGAAATGGCGAAAAGAAGAGTATGGAAAAGGTTACATTCCCTTAGAAGATGCAAATCAAATGTCTTTGAAAGAGGCAATATTTAGCGTTAGCCTTAATCGGACCGACGAAGAGATTATACAGGAATTACGGTTTGCAGGGCTATTGTATGATGGTAAAGAAAGCTGAAAGGGAAGTGAGGCGGAGATGAAACAGGAACACTATATGACGATAGAAGAGGCATTCAAGGGCTACAAGAGGAATCTTGCTGCCCTTAGAAGCTATCCGTATCCCTACGTTTCGGGGGTGGATTATTCAAAACCAAGAGTGACGGGGGACGGATATAAAAACGGACAGGAACAAATGATTTGGTCTTGCATAGATAAAAAAGACGAACTCGAAAAGCAGGTAAAGCTTGTGGAAGAAGTTGTTAGATGGTTGGAGATAGAAGGGCACGGGAGAGATAGATACATATACTTTCGTTACACCAAAGAGTATGGACATCTTCGAGCCTGCGAAGAAACAGGCATATCGGAGCGAATGGGAAGATATTGGAAAAACGACATTTTCGGAAAGGCGGAGATTATAGGCGAGTGGCTTGGAATCTTCAATTAAAAAATGAAAAGCGGCAATTTTATTGCAGTTTTTATCCGTTTTAATATGTTATAATGGTATCGTGGAAAAAGAGAAGAGAAAGCTTTTCCCAGAACAAAAGCCCACCCTGAGGCGTTGCGTATCCCCTTGACGCGGCGCCTTTTTCGCGGGCAAAAGGAGTTGAGGCGATGTGAACGTAAGACAGCAGAAATTCTGCGATTATTATCTGCAATCGGGAAACGCGACGGAAGCGGCGAAGAAAGCGGGATATTCGGAGAAGTCGGCGTATTCGATCGGAGAAGAAAACCTGAAAAAACCTGAAATAAAGAAATATCTTGCAGAGCACACGCAGAGAGCTTCAAATGCACGTATAGCGGACGCGAATGAAGTGCTTGAATTCTGGTCTAATACCATGCGAAACAGCGAGCTGGCGTCCAAAGACAGGCTGAAAGCTTCGGAGCTGTTGGGAAAAGTTTTATTAATAGACGGACAGGAAAACGCAGACCGAGATATTCATGTGACTCTTAGCGTAGAGGACATGAGCGGAGGAGAAGATGGAGATTAAAAGCATTGTGCCCAAGCCGTTTTCTCCCTTGCTTTCTCCTGCTGTGCGTAAGATCGTAGAAGAAAGCGGCAGAACGTCGGGGAAGTCTACGACCAATGAAACCGTGGCTGTATGTAAAATGATGGAAAGCAGGAAGAATAACATTTGGTATTGTCGCGCAGAAAAAGGGGATATAAGAACGTCGGTATTCAGTTCTTTTTTGGCAACGATTCAATCGTTGGGAGTAGAGAGATACTTTCAATATAAATTAAACCCTATGGAAGCGATTTGCACACTGACGGGTGCTAAATGCTATTTCGGAGGGATAAACGGCAAGACACGGGATGATCTGAATACTACGAAGGGATTTGTGCCACAGGATAGAAGTTTGGCTATGTTCATCTTAGACGAAGCGAACGAGGCTAAGAGTTATCAACATATCCGTGCGGCAGAAACGACGGCGAATAAATTTTTAAAACCTGATGGAAAGATTATTTATGCTTACAATCCTCCCCCGAATCTCGGACATTGGGCACATAGCTATTTTGGAAAGATGGTCGAGGACGGGGCAAAACGGATCTATACGACGTATAAAGACATTTATAAGCTGTTAAATTCTGCTACTATCGATGAGATACTGACGATGAAGCGGGACAATCCGCAGCAGTTCAAATATTGGTATTTAGGACAGAAAATCAGCCTTGAAGGATTAGTGCTTTATACGTTCAATCGAGAACGAAACTTAATTTCATTAGATGCGTTTAAAACGGCTGTAAATCGTAACGGATACCAGCCGTTGTATATTATTTACGGAGTAGACAGCGGGGTAGTGAAAGATCCGACTGCCGTTTGTGCGTGGGGGATTTTCACTGATGGGAATCTGATTAAATTATCAACGTTCTATCTCGATCCAAAAAAGGCGGGAGAGCCGATACCGAATACGATGCAAGTTTCGGAAATGGTGCGTTGGTATAACGACTTCTATGCGGAAATGGGGAGCTATGGAGTTATTCTTCCGGGACCGTATAATGAAGCGTGGGTATTTGATAGTGCAGTAGTCACGCTGGATTTAATGTTGGAGTTCGGAAATAAAACAGGTTTCTTCTGCAAAGCGGTGGAAAATAAAAGCATAGAACGAGATATAAAACGTTTGCAGAACGGATATTTCCGCGGGGTTTTCAAAATTTTAGATATACCGTCGAATGCGCCGAGTCTTAGAGAACTCGGCACATTTTGTTATGACGAAAAAAACGAGATACCCGACGGGCAGGATGATCATACGATTGATGCGGATAAATACGCGACGGCACATTATTATTATGCCTATTTAAACAATTTCGGATAAGGAAGTGAACACACATGGGATTTCAGATACCAGAATATTTAAAAAGATACTTAGAAAATACAAAATATAGAAAACCATTTGAAAATTTCGTCAATAATTCGACCTATTACGCACAATTGAATTGGCAATGGATTTCCTATATGGAAACGGTAGTAAGACCGTGTATAGCCTATTCTACGGCGTCAGTAGACGGGGTATATAATTCTTCGCTTTCCACTTCGACCGGAATGGCATTAGTAAAAGGAGCTACGCGCTTAATCACCGGGGATAAATTGTTTTTCCTGGGGAATGATGAAAGCTGCAAGTTTCTAAGCGATATATGGTCGCCTGGCGTTAACTTTAATAAATTTCTTACGCGGGCAATTTCTTTTATGTTAGCCGGAGGCACCTCGGTAATAAAGTGGAATCAGGATGAAAAAGGCAGGAATACGCTTTCTGCCTTTCGCATTGATAGAACATTAATTTCCACTGATGAAAACGGGGAAGTTACAGACGCGGTTTTCTTTATCGCGTTGTTATCCACATTAAAAAATCGCGAGCAGCAGTCTACGTATTGGTTGGTGGAAGAGAGAAAATATAACGAAGACGGCAAGCCGGTACTAATTTATAAAGTATTTGTACGCGGTGGAATTGTAAACTCTCCCACGCTTCCGTCGCCCTATGAAATAGGAGCGGAGATAGAAAATCTGCCCAAGAATGTCCAGGAAGAATTGCGGCGTCTAAAAATAACGCGCTTAAATCAAGAAATTATACTGCCTACCTTTGATAGATTGGGTGTATGGCTTTTAAGTCGCACGGCTACCAATTCCTGTGTGCCGGACGCGCCTTTTGGAGATCCTTTATTATACGGCTGCCTGGATTTGTTATGGTCTATCGACGTAGTATTCAGTGGGTCGATGATAGACGTACTAAACGGCGAGGGCAAAATTTTAGTCCCCAAACAATTTTTGCAGGACACTTTAAACCGTTTGCAGTCGCAATATCCGGGCAAACAGTTCAACGTAACTACGGCAGAACTGCGTGGATACAGCGATGAAAGCTTTGTCTATATCATGCCGAGCGTGATGGATAAGGATAAAATGTCGCCTACACCGATACAATTCGACATTCGAGCGGATCAGTATGGAAAGATGATGGAAATGTACGAACGGCTAACCGCCGTCAGAGCCGGATATTCCCCGACGAGTATCTTTCCCTATCTGACGCCGGATAATAGTGTAAAAACCGCAACGGAAGTAACTGCGGAGGAAAATCTGACACGAGCGAGTATTCGAGATACACACAATACCATTTTACCGGTGTTGACAAGAGCGTTAAGAGAGGTGCTGAAACAAGAAGGATTAGTGCCTGACGTGCAGTTGCAACTTGGAGATTATATAGGCAACAAATTGCAATACGACGCCAATATCCGCGATAATTATAGCGCGGGATTATTGCCAAAAGAAGTTGCAGTAAAGCAAATTAATAATTTGACAGACGGGGAAACGCAAGAATATCTTGAAAAAATTTCAAGTGACGATGAGTATAAACGATCTCAAAATTTGTTTGGGGATAATTTATTCAATGAAAAAGATTATTACGGAGGAGAGGAATAAATGGAACTAAAAGCCTATGTCCCCGATCCGCTGAACGAACAAGCGAGCGTATTGGTGGACGCGCAGACGGATATAAAAACGGCGATTAAAAAGGGCGTGCTTGGCGGCGCGTCCTTTATCGTTATATCCGCAGAAGTAAGAAAGATAATCTCCCGCGCAATCGCGCGGATTCGTTCTCCCACGCTTCAAAAAGACGGGCGCGTTTCTCTTATGAAATTCGCAAATAAAGCCTATTCCGATTTTCAATCGACTTTGAACCTGAACGGAACACTTCTCGCGGCAGTTGTGCTGCTATCCGAACGAATCACCGAACGCAAAGCGAATGAGATTCAAGGAAAGTATTTCGTTCCCAAAACCCCGCAAGAAATAGACGCCGTGGAACAGGTAGCAGAGCATACGGAAATACGAATTCGGGCTTATGACAGAGGCTTGCCGTTGCAAGAGTTTCAAAAGACGTATATAGACCGCGTTTCAAGGGCTTTGGGCGGGCTTGCAGAGGAAAAAGCGCTTGACCCGAACGACGTGACAGGGCGCAATTCACTACGCAATCTCGCTGAAATGCAAGTGCGATATGAGCGTCATCAAGACGAGATTTCAGGGCTGAAAGCTTCGGGCAATCGGTTGGTGGTTTGTTCTGTCCATGCCGACTGTTCGGAGCGATGCGCACCGTTTCAGGGGCGCGTGTATTCGTTAGACGGAACGAGCGGAACGACCGAGGACGGGAGAGCGTTTGTCCCTTTGGAAACGGCGACGGATATTTACTATACGACAAAGGCGGGGAGGACGTACAAGAACGGGCTGCTGGGATTTAACTGCCGCCATAAGTTGATGCCATATAAAGCGGGGATGGTGATTCCTTTTGTTTCGGAGGCGGAACGCAAGAAAGAGGACGCGATCACCAAACGGCAAAGAGAAATGGAACGCGCAGTCATTCATTACCGCGAGGAAGCGTTGGCATATAAGGGCGAGAACGCGCAGCGATATAAAGAAGCGCGAGGAAACGCTGTAAAAATGTATGACGCATACAAGCGCTTTTCCAAAGACAACGGTCGGGCATATTACCCTGACCGAGTAAAAATTTTATAAGAGGCGGAGTGCGATGGCACCCCGCTTTTCTTATGCCTCAAAGGAGGTTTTGCATGAAAAAACGTTTCTTGTTTTTTAAAGACAAAAAAAATAAAGAGGAGGTCACAGAAATGACCAGAGATGAAGAAGAGATCAAAAAGGCAAGAGAAGACATTGACCGTAAAGGCAAGGATTCTCAAACGAAACGCGATCGTGAAGACGAGAGCGTTGGAGAACAGGAACGGCGTTCGGGAAATGAAAATTCTCAGGACGCGAAAGCACGCATCGACGAGTCGGAAGGCACGAAACGCTACGATGAAAAACGTGCGGAAGAAAAACGCAGAGAAGACCGCGACGAAAGACGGGACGACAGGAGAGAGGACGAACGGAAAGACGATCGGTTTGATCGTTTGTTGGATTCCGTGGAAAGGTTGATCTCGGCAATGGAAAAACGGGAAGAGCGGGCGGGAGATAAACTGGAACGCGCTGCGGAAAAATACGGGATGTCCTCGGGTAGTGCGGGAGAATCGAAAAAGCGCTCCTATACTGACGAAGATGTAAAAAAATTATTGGGCTGACAGGAGGTAAAGAAAAATGGCAGCAGTTATTGACACGGAAGGCTTGAGTGATAAAGTATTATACTCTCAGGTCATGACAAATTTAAGAACTGCCTACGATAATTACGGCGTAGGCAACGGCAATTATCCGAACGCCTCGGATATTCTTACCGATCGAATTTTAAACAATATTTGGTTGAAGAATATCCTCGACGCGAGGATTTTTGCGGATGGCATGGGCATAACGTCGAGGACAGGCGTAGAAGGCGCAAGTATTGTGCGTGTACCTATCATGGCGCCGCCCAGATATTCCATGCGTACAATTACCATCAACGCTTCTCTAAACGGCGTATTGCAAGGAACACCCGGCAACGACGGTTTGGAAAACAGAAATCTTCCCAACGCGATTCAGACGAATGGTATAGATTTACCGTTGAATCAGGTCTATGACGACGCGACAGTGATTTATCAGCTTTCGCAGAATATGGTTTCGCTTCCGCTGGCTGCGGAATACACCTCCATGATTCCGGGAACCGTGGCGAACATGGAGGATTCCACGATTTTGGCAATGCACCTCAAAGGCGCGCTGGCAAGAGCGGCGGGGACGGAAAACAGCAACGTTATCCCCGTCGATTTGAGCAATACGGGCGAGGGATATTTACAACAGGTCATGAATCAACTGATCGGCGCAATGACCAATCCTCAAACCTCGTGGAGCGAAGGGATCGTTCAGTATCGTTTGGAGGATTCTGTGATCGTAGTCAAACAGTCCTTCTTCAATCTCTTGTTCTCGATCAAGAACGGCGCGCTTGTATCGGCTTCTAATCTTGCGCAGGAAATGCTGCTTGGCGGCGCGTTTACTTACGACGGAAAACCGAAAGGCGGCAATATCCGTGGCCTTTACAGCGGCGTATGGATCAAGGTTGTGCCTGATTCCTACTGGCGTCAAGCGGCGGCTTTGGCAGGAATCACGGCTGCTACATATGCGGAATTTGATAAGATTCAAGGCTATATCGCAAACGCCATGGGCTTCGCGTTCGGTCGTGCGGAAGCGACGATTAATCCGATCCCTAATCCCGGGAATGCGGTAGGTACGAAAATTCAAAATCTTTTCCGTTGGGGCGCGGCTATGACCAGAGGCTCCGCTGCGGCTGTAATTGTTTCTACTACGGATAATTTAAACGACTTTAAGAATCCGATTACTTCCGACGGCTCGATTGTGGCTCCCGACAGCTTCAATGATACGATTAAATCTTATGGAGTGAAAAACGTGGATTACGGCAATGCTTCTAAAATTTGTGTATACGACAACGCAAATACAACTACCGTTACGCTTACTGTGACGGGTACAGGCAGCGCGGCTATTTCTAACGCTACCTTGGAAATTACGAAGGGCGACGGCAATCCCGTCGGCTATGCCAATAATGTCGACGGTACCTATACGTTTGTCTTAGGGCGCGGCGATACCGCAACTGTGGGAATTGTAGCGGCTGGCTATCAGTCCGCCACTGTCAATATTACAGCGGCTAATACTGCGGCGGCTACTTATGCCGTCACGCAGGCTTTGACGGCTGTGGCTTCCAAGTAAAGTTTCAAAGGCTTCGTCCGCTGTGCCTTAAACAGCGGTACACCAAAAATAAATCAGGAGGACTATATCATGGCTGAAATACCTTCTACGCCGATTATCCCGGCACAGCCTATTTATCCCTACGACGATGAATATATGATTTTTGATAAAGCGACGGGGCGTTATATTTTGACAGAGAAATATCTCATCGAGAAAATGGGGATAGATCTATCGGCGCGCATTAATGAACGCAACGCCGTCACGCCTTCCGCCTTGGTGAATCGTCTATTGCGGCAAGGCTCCAATATGGTGTATAACTATATTCACGCCTTTAATGCTAACAATACTTTTCAAGACCTATTAATAGCAAAACTCCCGTCTTTGCGACCGTTGATTATGGAGGCAATGACAGAGCAAATCTATTATCTGTCTATTGTCGGCGACGTTTCCCGATCCACAGATGAAACGAAGCGCAGAATGGGTATAGACCAGAACTGTAAAGAGGTCTTGGAACGCACGGTGCCTGAACTTGGAACTACGATACTATTTACGGGGGAGTTAACGCGATGGATTTCCTGGATTTGCTGAATCCCAAAACCGAATACTATTTGACAGGGTATTACTACCCGTATTATCCCAGTACGCCTGAGGACGGACGCGTTACGTTTAACTATAAGCAAGTGAATCCGTATTCCCGCGCTTTCGGTACGGTATTGGACAATATCCGTTTGGACAACGAAACGTATGCTTTGAAAACGAATGAGGACTGCGGCTTTAAAATAAAGGGCTTTATTTCCACGCAGGACGGCGCCTTTTGGTCGATTGCGGAGATTGTGCACAACGAACAAATACCGGGCGCAGAGGAGGCTTTGCGCTTCTTTAAAACCGTCGTACAGTCCGAGTATTTAATACGCCTTATCCGCGCGGATAACCCTTGGGAGATAGGTACATGATTTCCTTAGATGATTTTCGGGCAGGCTGTGAATTGGCTGTCGAAGAATTAAGGCGTTTAGCGCCCTATGATACGGGGAATCTTGCGTTAAACGCGATTAGAATGGAAATGAATACTACCAGCGAATGTCATATTTATGTAGACGAAGCCGTGGCTCCCTATATGCCTTATACCAATGAGATATGGGAGCATAAATGGATTAAGATGGGGAATTTTAAGCCCGGGGAAGTGGTAGAACGTTTCCGAACCTGGGATAACCCGAATCAAGGCTGGTGGAATGCCGCCTGCGAACTGATTGCCTATATTTTAGCCGATTTATTTGAAGGAGAATTAAGAGCCGTATGATTACATTAGAAGAATTGAAAAATAAATATATTTTACCTAAGCTTGCCGAAACTCCCTACGATTTCAGGATATTTACCGATACAGGGGATTATGAAAAAGCCGATCGAATCAAAAACAGGGTGATACCTTACATAAACGGGCTTTTAAGTTTGACTCAATCCGAAGTAATACGCATTGGGGATCTTCCCGCTATTGCTCTTGTCACCACACTCAAATTCATAGTCCCTTGTGGCAATATGAATCCTGACAACGCTTATCCCGATTTGGCTTCTTTCCGGGACGCGCTTTCAGGGGTATTCTCTCAAAATAATGAGATTTCCTTAGAGAGCAACGGCGTGATTTATACGGGCGGCGTATCGTATACACAACCCGCATCTGGTCTTCGAAGCCAAAGGAATATGGTGGGGGATTCGTTTACTTTTATTTGTACGATCTCTTTTTCCTTCCTGCCCGGTGCAGTCAATTCTACGGCAATAAGCGTTTCCGTAGACGGCGAAACTCTGAATATATTACGATTTACCTTTGCCCGCCGCGCCAATCTTACCGCAGATTTATATAGCCGCGCTACTAATACGGAAGCGGACGCCTATTCCGACAGCACAGTGTTTGCCATTGATTTGGATATTCCTGTATTAGTCCCTTCCGCATTTTCTACTCTCGTAGCGAATCATATTATAGGGATTAGTGCGGCAAACGTCCCTCATGAGGTAGTTATTACCTTAGGCGAAGTGGCAACGCGTACTATATCCATGATATTGGGAGATTGCAGCGTCAGCGGGTCCGGCGTGGACAATACGGTGTATAAGGTATCTTTGATTCCCTATGCAAATCAGGAAACCATAGGAGGATAATATGGCGGAAAACAATCGTTATGATATTATCATAAAATTTGAAACGAATGAAGGCATAGCCTCGGAAGTGGGCGGGGCAGGCGGTGTCAGTTCCGGCACGGGCAACAGTTCGGGAACAGCTAAAATTTTAAAGAGGTTGTACGGCTATAAAACAATTAAATCTACCGTAAACCAAATCGCCACCTATGAACATTCTCAGGTAGAACTGCGGACGGGATCGCGGGAGCGTCAACAACGCGCTACATTCGCCTATGAGATGGTTTCTTCCGCTTACAGCGTTGTAGAGGGTGCTGTGGCGGGTGGAATGCTGGGTGGTCCTGCCGGCGCGGCTACGGGCGCAGTCCTCGCCTTGATTAATCAGCTTACCTCTAAATTAACGTCTATCATTACCACTAATGCGACCTTGAACACAGAACGTCAACTCGAAGATATATCCCGTAACCTTGCTGCACAGCGCGTAACCGTTTCAGGCTCTCGGTATATGAATGCTACTCAATTTTAAGCATAAGAAAAGAACGAGATTTACTCGTCCTTAACTAAATTTTTAGAAAATTTTTTTGCCATCCGTTCTTTTCTAAAAATAAAACTTTTCCCTGATGTTTCCTGTGCGTCTAAGTTTATAAACATATCACAATAATCAATTATTTTTTGATATTCTCCTGCTCGTTCTAAAATGATACATGCAATGGTAGCAGTAGGACAAGAATAAGGTTTTATCATTATAGAAGAAATTATAGGAAGAATTTTAAAATCTTCCTCACAAACCATCAGACAATATTCATCCGCCTTTTTATCTCTATATACTAATTGGTGTAATAATTTTGCCGTTTCAATATAGAAAAAGTGAAGCGGAATATTGTCTTGTGGACATTGCGTGGAGAATTTAGTTACATATATAAATTCTTTATAAACATTTTCTATATCTAATTTATTGAAAAAATCAAGAACACGTTTTTGGCTTGCGTGAACTTTTCTGGAAAAATTATTGGTATCTTCTAATTTTGCTTGAAAGGCGTTGAAACTGCTGTCTGTAACGGCAGCGTTATCGGGCGACAAAAGAAGAGAATCTGTTTCAATAGAATAAGACTCCGTTGCATTATGTGCTTTTAGTATTAGAGAAATTAGATCATCTCGATTAATAAGTTTAATATGATTAGCTTGCGCTAATTTTATAGCTGGTCCTGTAAAATAATTATTTGTTATTACCCACGCATTATAAATCCCATAGAAATTTTGGGCTGCTGAAATTTCTTGAATAGCCGCAACGGGTACTTTTTGTGCGTAACGTTTTGTTTGTATAATTGTTTTTTCTCCATTTTGCTCAACAATTATATCCGCACCAAAATCCCCACTCTTTTTTGTGGTACTTGTTTGATAACC